GCTATACGCTGGACCCATATACAGTAGATGTACTGGATGCGGTAATTCGTAGAAACGGTGTGGATTACAACATGGAGCGCATTGGGCGTTCCACGTATCAAAACACGCCGAACAAAGCTACGGAAGGGCGGCCTACTCAGTTTTGGGTAGATCGCCAATCAACTCCAGTTATCTACTTGTATCCAGCTCCCGAAAACTCAACTGACCAGTTGCGTTTTTATCGCACTGAGCGAATTGAAGATATCAACACGCTTACCGACGATGCGGATATTCCTTCCCGGTTTATCGCTCCTCTTGTATCCGGTCTTGCGTATCATCTAGCCATTAAAAAGGCTCCGGATCGTGCGCAAGCATTGAAGATGGTTTATGAGGAAGAGATGAATCGTGCGGAAATGGAAGATCGTGAACGAGTAAGTTTGCGGCTAGTTCCGAGTAGAGGGATGCGCTAGTGGCCTATGCTGCGGGTAAATATGCAAAGGCGATGTGCGACATCTGTGGGTTTGAGGTCAAATATACCGACCTTCAGCCACAGTGGGATGGATTTCGTGCGTGCCCAGAATGTTGGACTCCAAGGCATCCACAAGATTTTCCAAGGGTCGTGGTTGTTGATGCGGAAGCACTTAGACACCCTCGTCCTGATAATGATCAAGAAGCGGGTTGTGGACTGGTTTTAACCACTACGGATTCGTACATTGGAACAGCTTTTTGTGGGTTCAATATTCGTTCTTCTGTTGGTGATGTTACAGTGAGTACTACCTAATGGCGGGCTATACCTACACCACTTTGGTCCAAGCAATCAAAGATTTTACGGATAACACTGAAACGGTGTTCGTAAGTCAGATTGACAACTTTATTCAGAATGCCGAAGAGCGCATTTTGAAGATGCTTGCGCCTTTAGAAGTTTTTCGTAAGAACTCCTCTGCTGCAATGACATCAGGCAATAAGTATCTTCCTAAACCGAGCGATTGGCTGCATACTTATTCTCTTTCGATCAATGATGGCTCTGGAGACGATACCGTATTTCTGCTGAACAAAGACGTGAACTTTGTTCAAGAATACTGGCCTGATTCTACGAGTACAGGAACGCCGAAGTATTACGCAGATTTTGATGTTTCTACGTTTATTATTGCTCCAACACCAAATGCAAACTGGGCGGTAGAAGTACATTATTTTTATCGTCCACAATCAATCACAGCGGCAGCATCCGGTGAAACTTGGCTCGGTACAAATGCAGGTTCTTTGTTGCTCTACGCTTGTTTGGTTGAAGCGTACACATTTATGAAAGGCGAGCCCGATATGCTTCAAATTTATGAACAGAAGTTCATGCAAGAAGCAGAACGTAAAGCCTTGTTTGCGGTTCAGGCTGAGGGTCTGGACTTTTATCGTAAGTCTGCCGCTTAAAGGAGAATCAAATGGCAATTTCTCAGGCACTTTGCACCAGCTTCAAATCTGAATTGCTGGGCGGTACACATGATCTTGATACCGATGTTATTAAGATTGCATTGTTTACCAGCTCCGCAACGTTAGGAGCCAGCACTACTGCGTATAGCACTACAAATGAAGTTTCCGGTACAGGCTACACGGCTGGTGGGAATACTCTTAGTAGTGTAGTTATTTCTACGGATGGCACCACTGCGATTGTAGATTGTGCGGATACCACTTGGTCTTCCGCGACGATCACTGCAAATGGCGCATTGATCTACAATTCATCTAAGTCAGATAAAGCGATTGCTGTTTTGGCTTTTGGCGGGGACAAGACCTCAACGAACGGTGATTTTACGATTCAGTTCCCTGCTGCAGCCGCTGCTACCGCATTGATTAGAATTGCTTAATGGCCTCTTCTACCGAATACGTTGGTTGGGGTCGAGCCGGATGGGGGGAAGCCTCCTACGGTCTTGACTGGACTGTCGTATCGGTAGATGGCTCTTCTGCAACTTCTGCCGTTGGTGATGAGACGGTTGTTGCAGCCGCAACCGTTTTAGTAACTTCTGTTTCGGGAATCACGTCGCTTGGTGATGAGACGGTTGTTGCTAAGGCAGTTACAGCAGTTACTGGAGTTTCTGCAACTTCTGCCGTTGGTGATGAGACGGTTGTTGCTAAGGCCGTGGCTGAACCTTCTGGAGTATCCGGTACTTCGGCTTTAGGTACGGTTACTTTATACACAACCAATGTTTTCGAAGTTTCTGGAGTATCCGCTACTTCTGCCGTTGGTGATGAGACGGTAGTAGCTAAGGCGGTTGTTCTTCCGACAGGAGTTTCTGGAACTTCTGCCGTTGGTGATGAGACGGTTGTTGCTAAGGCGGTTGTTCTTCCGACAGGAGTTTCTGGAGTTGCCTCCGTTGGTGATGAGACGGTAGTAGCTAAGGCGGTTGTTCTTCCGACAGGACTTTCTGCTACTTCGGGTCTCGGAAATGAAACCGTAGTAGGCAAAGCAGTAGTTACACCAACCGGGATTGGTGCTACAATCAACGTAGGCAACGAAATTGTTGTTGCTAAAGCCTTGGTGGTTGTTTCTGGAAACGGAGCAACAGCGGGGTTGGGCAACGAAGACGTAATTGCTAAAGCAGTTGTTCCGATCACTGGAATTACACTACAAGCAACTCTTTCGAATGTTTTTGTTTGGGGCGATTATCGTGGTCAGTTCCCAAGCGCAACTTATACAGACAAAGGAACGGGGGCGGAGCTGCCTCCTACCACTTGGACGCAGATAGCGGCCTAATGGAGTAAGACGATGGCGAGTACTTATACACCAGCTGGTATTGAGCTTATTACGGACGGTGAGCAGTCCGGTACTTGGGGCCAGACCACCAATACGAACTGGGAGCTTATCGAAGAGCTTGCAACGGGAGTTGTTTCCGTCGCTTTAACCGGAGCAACGTACACGCTTACTACCACAGACGGCACTTCAACAGAAGGTCGTCATGCGATTATCAAATTTACGGGTACTCCTGGAACCACGGTTACAGTTACGGTAAGCCCGAACGATATGCAGAAGATTTATTGGATCGTAAACGATTCAGATTCTACTGTAACTATGACGCAGGGTTCCGGTGGAAATGTTAGCGTTTTGGCAGGCTCTAAAAAGGTTATGTACTGTGACGGTGCAGGCGCGGGCGCGGCGGTTACTGACCTTTCACAAGACCTTGACATCGCTTTCGGAGACAACGATAAGCTGACCTTTGGTGATTCTGACGATCTTGAAATCTACCACGATGGTTCTAACAGTATTATCAATGAGAACGGTACAGGCGACTTAAAATTTAAAAACGCGGGTACGGATGTTGCTGCTGTAAATTCTTCAGGAATCAGTGTAGATACGATTAGTGAGCTTACTTCCGCCGCAGGCGTCACCATTGACTCTGTTTTGCTGAAAGACGACGTGGTCAACGCCACCGACGTAGAAGTCGGCACAATCTCCGCGAACGACGGCACGCAAGCCGCTACCATTGCCAACTCCACGGGCGTAATGACCATCGCCTCCAGCGTCCTGACCACCACCGACATCAACGGCGGTACGATTGATGGTGCAACCATTGGCGGATCTTCTGCTGGTGCGGGTACTTTTACGACTTTAACCGCAACATCAAATGTTTCGTTTGATGGCGGCACAATCAAACTGGATGGGAATTATCCGGTTGGTACAAATAATGTGGCGTTTGGTAATGCTGCGTTAGATGATGGGTCTTTGACTGGTGGATTCAATGTTGCCATAGGTAATAATGCACTTTCGGCTAATACTTCTGGTGGCTCAAATGTGGGGATTGGGTCCGGGGCTCTTTCTAGTAATACAACAGCTTCAAAGAATATTGCTATTGGTGAAAGTGCTATGGCACTCACTACTACTGGCGGTTCCAATGTAGCCATTGGCGATGATGTTCTGTATAGCAACACCACTGGCGGTTCCAATGTAGCCATTGGTGATGATGCACTTACATCCAACACCACCGCCTCAAACAACACGGCTGTGGGTTTTCAGGCTGGGTATAGCAATAGTATTGGTACTGAGAATACTTTAGTAGGTCGTAGAACAGGCTATAGCGTTACTGGAAGTTACAATTCAGCACTTGGTAGTGATGCTCTTTACAGTAATACAACAGGGGTATCAAACTCTGCTTTTGGGCGTGATGCTTTAAGTAACACAACGACAGGCTCTTACAATGCTGCATTTGGCGAGTCATCACTTAAATCCAACACCACCGCCTCTAACAACACGGCTGTCGGTCATTCTGCTCTAAACAACAACACCACCGCCTCTAACAACACCGCTGTTGGTTATCAGGCGGGATTCAGTAATACGACCGGCACTCGTAACGCTTATCTTGGGTATCAGGCGGGGTATTCCGGAACAACAGCTACAGATAACACTTTTGTTGGATATGCTTGTGGCGCAAATGCAACTGGA